GGACAGGCAGCATATACTATGCAAGTTGGATCTACTAATGTGGAGCCAGAGAACGCTAATCACATGCTGGTTAGTTTAAATGGTGTCTTACAAAAACCAGGTAGTTCTTTTACTATCTCTGGTGCAACAATCACTTTTGCTAGTAATTTAGCAACAGGTGATGTTATAGATTTTATAATTTTATTAGGGGATACTTTAAACGTAGGTACACCCTCAGATGATTCTGTAGGTGCTGCACAGATTAAAAATGATTTAATATCAGGATTAACAGCATTAACTTCTGAACCAGCAGACACAGATGAATTTTTAATAAGTGATGCTGGAACTTTAAAAAGAATTGATGCTAGCTTAGTTGGTGGTGGGAGTTTAGTTAAATTAGCTTCTGGTTCTTTTAGTTCAAACAGTTTGTCTTTTAATGGTTATTTTACTTCAGCTTATTCTCATTATAAAATAATTATAACTGATTTAATTCCAGCCGCTAATAACTATGATATTTCAATGAGATATAGAATATCAGATGCAGATGTAACTACTTCAGATTATCATAATGTTGGACAACATGGTGCTATTCAAATTGGAACAGGAGCAACTAACGGAACTTCTCATGCTGAACATGATAATAAATTTATATTAGAACAAGGTTACGCTGTATCAAACGCAAGTGGTTTGTGTTTTAATGCAGAAGTAACAATTTTCAATCCATTAAACACATCTTTATATAAACATTATCATTATAAAAGTTCTTGTCATTATAGTTCAGCAACTGGATATTGGGTCACGTCATCTGGTGGTGGTTATTATGACGCTAACACAACTGCTTTAAGTGGATTTACAATTTTAAGTTCACAAGGCAATATAACATCAGGCAATGTTTATTTATATGGGATAAAAGCATAATGAAAAAAGTAATTATAAGACCAACTGGTATAGAAGAATTAGATTTAACTGCTGAAGAAATTTCACAAAAAGAAACTGATACAGCTAATGCTTTAGTTCAAAAACAAGAACTAGAACAAGCACAAACAAACGAAGCTAATAAAAAAGCATCAGGCAAACAAAAGTTAAAAGATCTTGGATTAGATGACGATGAGATAAAAGCATTGATGGGGGTGTAATATGGCACTCAAGTTTGCTAACAACAACTCCCTATCGGCAATCACAAGTACACCTAGTGGTGTAGGTGGAGGATCATTAAATCTTATATCTACACAGACTGCTAGTTCTAGTTCTACAATAAGTTTTACTAGTGGAATAGATTCAACTTATAAAGAATATTTGTTTAAATTTATAAACTTGCACCCATCAGCAGATTCAGCAGCTCTTTTATTTAACATGAGTGTAGATAGTGGTTCAAATTATAATGTAACTAAAACAACTACAATTTTTGAAGCAAGACATACTGAAGATGGTGCTACTAGTAGTGTTGCTTATTCAGGTAGAACATTATCAGAAGATTTAGCACAATCTACATCTTTCCAAAGATTGGCTAATAATGCAAGTTCTGATAGCGATCATGGTGTATCTGGATATATACATTTATTTGACCCATCTGACACTACTTTTGTAAAAAACTATATAGGTCTTGTAAGTGTTGTAAATAATAATAATGGTGCTTATCAATACTATAATGCTGGATATGGTAATACAACAAGTGCAGTAGATGCTATTCAATTTAAAATGGATAGTGGAAATATAGATAGTGGAACAATAAAATTATATGGCATTAGTTAAATATAATAATAACAGTATAAGTGCTGTAACAAGTGCTGCTAGTTTTCCTGCGGGTGCTATGACACATATTAAAACTTTAACTGCTAGTTCTAGCTCCACATTGTCATTTGTAGATGGAAGTTCAGATGTTGTTTTAGATAACACATATCCTATTTATTTATTCAAGTTTATAAATATTCACCCAGCAACAAATGGTGCACATTTTCAATTTAATGGTTCAGCTGATACAGGTAGTAATTATAATGTAACAAAAACTACTACTGTTTTTGCTAGTTATCATTCAGAAAATGGCTCTTCAGCATCATTAGATTCTCGAAGTCATGCAGATGGTCAAGCACAAGGGACAGGATTTCAACTATTAAATACAGATAGTGGAGCAGGCGATGATGAATCAACAAGTGGAGAATTATTTTTATTTAATCCATCAAGTACAACATTTGTAAAACATTTTATCTCAGTTTCTAATTTTTATTACGAATCAGATATGAGTATGAATTTTTTTGCTGCTGGCTATTGTAATACAACAAGTGCTATTGATGCAGTTCAATTCAAGATGAGTTCAGGAAATATAGATGCTGGTACAATAAAACTTTATGGACTAAAGGATAGCTAATGAGTATTGTTAAACTAAATAATAACGGAGTAAAAAATGCAACTGCATTTGGTAGTGTTAGTAGTGGTGATATAACATTCATTAAAAAGCTAACAGCTTCTAGTTCTAGTACATTAAGTTTTGTTGATGGAAGTAGTGATGTTGTTCTTGATAATACTTACAAAGAATATTTATTTACTTTTAATAATATACATTCATCAGCTAGTAATGCTTATTTTTATTTTAATGGCACAGATGATGATAGTAGTCATTCTTTTGATGTAACACAAACAACAACTTTTTTTAGAGCATATAATTTTGAAAATGCTTCAGCAAGAACAGTAGAATATGAAAGTGGTTCCGATGTAGCACAAGGTACAAATGCAAGACTAGCATCAGGATTAGAAACAGATAATGATTCAAGTTTAAGTGGCTATTTACATTTATTTAATCCATCATCAACAACATTTGTAAAACATTTTATGAGTAATACAAATTACGAACAAAGTGCAGTTAGTATAAATTCAAGATGTGCTGGTTATTTTAATACTACAGCAGATATAACAGGAGTTGAGTTTAAACTTAGTTCAGGCAACATAGATGCTGGAGATATTTGTTTATACGGAATTAATTAAGGAGAAATAATGCCAAGATATCATAATATAAATGGAAACAAAGTACAGTTTACAGCAGCTGAAGAGGCTGCTAGAGACGCTGAAGAACAAGCGTGGGCAGATGGTGCTTTAGGAAGAGCACAGGCTAATCTTAGAGTTAGAAGAAATCAACTTTTAGCTGAGACTGACTTCTATGCTTTATCTGATGTTACTATGTCAGATGACATGAAAACATACAGGCAGGAGTTAAGAGACCTACCTGAAGGTAAAGATACAGTTGAAAAATGTAACAATGTTACATGGCCAACTAAACCATAATTATAATGGCTCGTGTTAATTTTAAAAATTTTACACCACGACCAAAACCAAGGAAAAGACCAAGAAGACATAAAAAAAATTTAAATAAAGCAGAAAAAAGAATGACAAAAAAATATAATCGACAGGGGAGATAATGGCGACAACAGACGCACCAAATACAACTACATTACCTGAAGCGGCTATTCAGCCGACAATGACAGAACAAGATAAAAGTCGTAAAGTAATATCAGTTATTGATACATTACTTACAACACCTACTGCTCCAACAGGTACTATAGTAACACCTACTTTACAACAGGTGCAAACTGGTGAAACTATGGCAACTCCAGGTTTAACTGGAACAGTAGTAGCACCTACACCAACACCTGGAACTACACCTACAATATCAAATATAACGGCTCCTACAGCCACACAGACAGCCGCACAGACCGCTGCTACACCTTCTGCTATGACAGCAGCACAAGTTGCAGGAACTACTCCTACAATGACAGCTGCACAGGCAACAGGATTAACAGCACCAGCAGTTGCTGCTACGGGAACTATAGATGCCGATGCTACAGTTAGGGGTCAGTTAGCAAAGATTAATACAGATATTCAAACATCATTAGATACTGGATCTGCATTACCAGCATATTTAAGAGGTGTTGCAAAAGCTACACAAACTGCTATGTCACAACGTGGACTAAGTTCTAGTAGTATGATGGCTGAAGCATTAGCAGATGGTTTATTAACAGCTTCTATACCTATAGCACAAGCAGATGCTGAGACATATAAGCAAATGATATTCCAAAATCTTAACAATAGACAACAGGCTGCTATAACAAACGCTAACAGTTATTTCCAAATGGATATGCAAAACTTGTCAAATAATCAACAGGCAAGTTTACAAAATTTAAATGTAAGACAATCATTCTTACTATCAGATCAAGCTGCAC